CGGGGAAGTTCATTGTCTTCCCTGTCATGAATTAACGAATTGACGAAGTCTTTCGCTAACTCACGATCTACCTTTATAGGCAACTATGATGGTGGCTTTCCGGGGCCGAGAGGCCCAGACTACCTGTGTACGGAAGTAACCGACGACAGTTAGGATGTGTTTAGAGTCAGATGAGGATCCTAGTGGTTCCGCTACTATGGGGAATACTTGGATACGACACCTAGTCAGGGGAGGTAAGACGTAAAGTCTTACGAAAGACTAACCTCTGATATGACCGGTACAGAGGGGGTTTCGTTGGTCCGATCCCGAAAGGAGAGGATCGTCGATAGCTTACAAGTCCTGGGCAAAATCCAGGCAAAAGTAACTCCGATTGACGAACGGCGGTTGTAACCTTAAAACCAACCGTGCGTGTGAGCTGGCAAAGCCAGTTCTGGGACGAAAGTCTGCACAGTCGAGCGCTCCGACGCAGAGCGAAGCTATCCTGGGAGTAATCCCGGAGTCTAAGTTGGCCGGAAACGGGCTCTTAGTAGCAGAGTGGTATTGAATACTTCTTCTAGGGGATGACAGAAGCTAACCTTAGACCGGACAATGGTGTTTTGCAACCCCTCCGAAACGGTTTCCGATCGGGGGCACCACTGCAAGATTGCCGGATGCCGCACTATTAGATGCGAAAGCAATCCGCAAGGACTATTAATTGGGACACGAGAGTTTCTCTCGATGCTACCCTGATTAGGTTCGTAACCTGGTCAGGGATATCACCAGATCTCGTTTCTGTCTTTGGCAGATCGTGGCAAACTGGTGGGGGCCTGTAATAGCCTAGTTGATATTATTCAACAACCATACGCGTGATTAACCTCATGCAACCCTACCAAGGGTGCCTGCGGCCCGGAAGGCGATATACTGACCGACCGGAAACCGACGGCAAAAATGGCTTGCGTTACTTAATTTATTTTGTAACATGCAACTTAGGAATATTATTCCGAAGTCCCGGATAATACCGGGTGCCGCTTTTGTTTGGCAGACCGTTAGAAATAACGGTCGCGCCTTAGGTGGGGCACTGCTTCGTGCAGTCCACTTAAGGGAGGGAGGTCTCACTAAAAGATGGTTTTCAGCCACGTTTGCTTACGCCAAGTTTGTCCGCCGGATACAACTCCGGGGCGGGTGGCCATTCGTGGTCGTCTATCTCAAAGCGTGCAACGTGCTGCTTCAACAAGCAGCAAGTGGGCATCGCGTAGACAACACCCGTGATCTAGGTTGCGCGATTTCTCGTACCGCTGGCGGGCTACCTCGTCTTATTCCGGTGGATATGAGGAAGTCGATTCGGTCCGGAGACATCTGGACTGTTAGACTTTGGTTAACGTTCTTCCAGTTATATCGAGTAATCGAAATTCCTGGGAAACTTAAACTTAGTACTATAACGAAAAGATCTTCCATGAAACCACCGGTAGTCTACGAGTGGGTAAGGTTCCTAGTTGTGTTTGCTCCCGTCTTCTTCGTAAGAATCGGACGGGCTCAACACGCCAAAGCATGGACTCGATATATCGGTCGAAACCCTCTTACAAGAGGTGCGCCGTCAGATCTTAGCTTAGACCTTCGGGAATATGCTACGTACCTGATTGCCGATGTGTATCCTAAACTTTGGAAAGGACTACCGTTGAATCTAAAACCCTCATTCCTTAACTTGACCAAGAGCGGACCAAATTCACGCAAACACCCTGAAGGACCTCCCGGACCGGGAGGAACAACCAACAGTGGTTCTATTTTCTCGGACTACCAAGTCCTAGGATCTAGTAGTGTGAAACCGTTCATGTCTGAATGGTTGAAATTAGTTGGTGACAACTACGTTGACTTCTTTTGGAAGCAACTAGATATGGTCTTCTGGTGGTTAAAGGGCCCTGCGCTGGAACATCCTGCCCGTAAGGTTCCCATCCCTGATGATGCTCCGCTCCCGCCTGGATCTTCGAAATTCGTTCCGAAGAATCCTGGTGATATAGATCCCCGACAGGCTAAAGCCAATCGTGAATCTAAATTCATAAAGTTTACCTCAGGTAGATATACCGAGGAAAACCTTTGCTGGTCGGAGGGGACTCCTGGATGGGAAAAGGGAAATGGATATTTCTATCCACTCCCGGGGTTTTCAGTGCAGCGAGGACTGGGCTCACTTGGATTCAAATTAGAGCCAGCGGGGAAGATACGAGTCTTCGCAATGGTGGATAGCTTCACGCAGATCATAATGAATCCGTTGCATAAAGCGCTGTTTGGCATCCTCAAGGGTATTCCCCAGGATGGAACCTTCGAACAGATGGCTCCTGCTAACCGGCTCGTTCGAGCTGGTTTCCAGGAACTCTGGTCGTTAGACCTCTCAGCGGCAACCGATCGGTTCCCATTAGTTCTGCAACAGGCAGTCTTGGCTCTTCTCATAGGGCCAAGGCTCGCGGAGCTATGGGCCTCCATCCTTGTGGATAGAGACTACATAGTGCCTCAGTTTATTCAGCAACCTGCTGGTAAACCGAAACGAGTTCCGAAAGGAACCCCGCTAACCGTGCGGTATGGGGCAGGGCAACCAATGGGTGCGCTTACCTCTTGGGCAGCCTTTTCGCTATCACACCATTTCCTAGTACAGTGGGCGGCCTACAAGGCTCGCAACGAACTGTCATGGTTTGAGGATTACGCGCTACTTGGAGATGATATCGTGATTGCAAACGAAAAAGTAGCCCATTCTTATATGGGTCTTCTCGGAGCAATCGGAGTCGAATATGGACTCGCGAAATCACTTATTTCGCGCAGCGGCGGGTTTGAGTTTGCTAAGCGAACTTTCTCTCGTGGGAAAGACGTATCTGGATTCTCCCTTCTCGCCATTGGGGTCGCGAAAGCTGACCCTGGTGTCCTGGAGGACATCCTTTGTCGAACCGCGGTAAGAAGCGCGAAAGGCGCATTATTACTTGCTTCCCGAGTCTTAAACTATGGGTTCAAGGCGAGAGCACGGCTTCCAGCTGTGTTATCAACTAGAACCCGTCTCCAAGGCCTTGCCATCCTCCTCACTCGTCCAACGGGTGTCTGGGGGCTCCCTTTTGGGTCTTGGCTTTGCCAAAAACAAATTGGAACACCATCGATCCTGAACGAGGATCAGATGAGCAGTCTACAAGACTCAGTATGGCAACGTCTTCTTGACGCAGCGAACAAGTCGCTAGGCAAGTACACTGCGAGACTGTCAGGTGTCTTTCACGACACAAGTTTCCTACCGGAAACTCCTAGGTTTGACCACGACTATTACCAGTCCTGTTGGAAAGGTAAGGTCCAGTCTCCCCTGCTGGCAGAATTCCGCAAGGTTATTGCCGACGTTAAGAAAGAGCTCGCAGGTCTCAAGGACATGACGGGATCAGGTATATCTCTTGACGAGATACATGTTATGATCGACTCTTTAAGGGAAGAATTGAAAACTCTCCCCACTGAGATGAAAGTTGGTGCCCGAAGCCGTCTCGACTTCGGTGCAAACAAGCGTTCGCAAGCCGTGAGGCTATGGAACGCTGTTCGTAGCATTGTCAACCACCGGGAAAGTTAATCCTAGCGATGTCTAGCTCACCAAGCGATGGCAATGGAGGATAATGGTACACTCGCGCAGATCGTGATTAGGACGCTCAGGCCGCAGGATTGTTATTCCTGAAAACTGAAACTTTGTAGTCCTTAACGTAGGCTCGGGCTCGGACATGGAAGCCCGTTAGAAGCCGATTGCGAAGTCGGTTAATCCATACCTTTACGGCGGGAAACAATAGTCGTACATCAATCTCATCTGGTGAACCAAAGAGAGGCTGCAGAGCTACTGCCCAGACCTCGTATCTGACCCTAAAGTGTATCATGTAATTACTGGGTAATTACCTCTGATATCCTTATAGTACCGAAAGGGAACGGGCTCGGGTGGGTTGCGGAATTCCTGAACAAGGAACTACGGGCCCACAGATCGTACGGGTATAAAAGGGAAAACCAAAAGAAAGGACTGGCCTCCTCTTGGTAACAACGAGGCAATATCTCACCTGCTGTTAGTCCCTACCTACTAGGCCTTGACACTGAAACCCTAGAGAATCATGTACTAATAGTCCGTGAGGACTTGCAGTATAACCACAAGTTCCTTTTAGGAATCTATAGCCATTGATTAACTATAGGTTTGGAACACCTCCTTTGCACAATGCGGCAGAAATGTTCGCGGAGTGCCAAAACTTAGTGTGGCTTGACCACGATACGACCTGATAACTCTGTTAGCGCAGAGGGGGCAGGCTCCGTAGTGCGAACC